TCTCGTTCAACTGTAGGATGCGGTTGTTAGGAAAGGAGGTAACTATGTTCCCTTTATATCCATTCAATCCATTTATTCCAATCGGTCAGAGAAACCAAATCAGACGTATTGATGTAGGAGGTATCTATGAGTTGAAGACGAATGCCCAGCAGGTCACAGATGCTAGTGTAGATTATGGTATCAATCCTTGCTACTACAATGCTTTGCCTTGCGAGTGCATTGTACTCTTGAAGATACATCAAGGAGTTGCCGCTGCAAGTGCGACACTTCCTGTCACAATCGTAACTCCAAATAGTGGTTCGACCACTATTAACGGAACCGCCAACACTAGCGGAACTACTTCCGGCACAACAAAGGTGCCAGTTGTTGATCATGCAGGAAATGCAGTGACGGGAGCTAGCGTTTCGGGAACTACGGAGGCTTTGGCATACATCAACAAGAAGAGCGGTATTATCCGACTGCTTGGGTTTCAGCAGCCTACAGGCGGCTAACAGAGTATTAACTATGGGACAGATTGAAAAGTCTGTCCCACTAAAAGAGAAAGAAAATGTTTCAAGGACTAAGACAGTCTTCTCTCTTCTATATCTTAGACAAGGGAGGAGAAAAGCCGACTCTAAAAATCGGTCAAGTAATATCGGTCAGCAATCCTCAGCAGAAATATCCTAGCTATATGCCAGGACAGACTCCAACATTGGAGACGACCGTTGATGTTAAGGTACAAGTAGAAGACCAGCAGGTCAATTTCGAAAAGCTGCCATCTACGGCACAGATCGTGAACTTCGGAAATGAAGGTGTTGTTGTCAGTGACAGCAGAGAAGCTATGTGCGCCGAGATTGATGCTATGTTGCGACATTCCAAGGGAGTCGTGGAAAGTGTGGATTACCACAATGGAGTCATAAGCTCCTGCGAGGAAATGCTTACTAGAATCAACCCGCAGATTGCCAAGGAGAAGCAGCAGGAAAAAGACATCAATAACCTCAAATCAGAGGTCAGCGGCATGAAGGGAACGCTATCCAATATTGAATCCATGCTGTCTAAGGCTTTGAGCGGTAA